CTCAAGGAACTAAGACCCTTGACGTAGGCTTTTCAATAGACTTCGACTCTAAGAATGATCCTGGAATAATACAGCCTCCTGTTATACAAATAGGTGCATCTGGTGGTGGCGTAAGTTTATATGGTGCATCTACTTCGATATATGGTAATGCAAACACTAAGTATGGTGGTAACCTAGACAAAATATATAAAGAAAATTTAGTAGGCTCTTTTAAAACAGTAGCTATGAGAATAACAGATAACTCAATAAACCCAACCTTCACTCTTGACACAGCGGTGCTTGAGTACAGAGAACATGATAGGCAGTAACAATGGCAGGTTATACAAGACAAGCAGCAGCTAATATAGTCACAGGTAGCGTTGTTGACGCTGACGACTTTAATGATGAGTACAATCAGATACAGTCAGCATTCAATGCTAGTACTGGTCACACACATGATGGTACAGCAGCAGAGGGCGCACCTATTGAAACTATAGGACCATCTCAAGATATAGTTGCTACAGCAGCAGCACTTAGACCTAAGACTACTAACGCTGTAGATTTAGGTACAACAGCACTACAATACAAAGATGCTTACTTTGATGGTGCAGTAAAAACAGATACACTTACTGTGGATGAGAGTGCTACTATAGCAGGTAACTTAACTGTTAGCGGAACTTTTACTGATGGAGGAAGCGGTACACAAACTGTAGCAAGGCAATCAATATCTGGTGGTACTGGTATAACATATAACAACAGTACTGGAGTAATAGTTTGTGATATTAATACTCCTGCAGAGGTAGGGCTAGGTAACCTATCTAACAATGGTAATAACTTATCAGGTGCTTTTACAGCAACAGGTAACATTACAGCTTTCTCAGACGCAAGACTAAAGGATAACGTAGAAACTATTGAAGGTGCGCTAGACAAAGTGTCACAGATGCGTGGTGTAACTTACAACTACAAGAGTGATTTAAATGATGGTCAACGTGGCACAGGTGTTATAGCTCAAGAGATGCAGCAAGTTATGCCAGAGGTTGTACAGGAAGGTGAATACTTATCTGTAGCATATGGTAATATAGTAGGGGTACTTATCGAATCTATCAAAGAACTAAAAACTCAAATTGAGGAACTGAAGAATGGCTCTTCAGACTAGCGGTGCTATAAGTCTAAACGATTTACACGTAGAGGTAGGTGGCAGTAGTGGATCTAACTGCTCTCTTAATGACTCAGATATACGTTCCTTAATTAGTAGAGGTGCTAATACACAACAAAGTTTGTTAGAGTATTATGGTCAGTCTAATGAAATACCTTTAACTTCTGCTGGTAATGTAAACGGACAAGCACAAAGAAAACAAATCTCAGCTTCTAGTTTTATATCTTCTGGAGGAACTCTAAGTATACCATCAAATATGTGGGTTTGGTCAGATGATAGAACAGTAGCAGCATTGACTGTAGATATTCCTTGCACTATTATAAATAACGGTAAAATAATAGGTAAAGGTGGTCAGGGCGGCTCTGGTCTTAGAGTAAAAAACTTACCGCATCCAACCACTAGTGCTTACAACGCTGGTTATGGTACAACAAACTTAGGTACTGGCTCAGATGGTGGTCCTGCTATTAACGTTACATCTTCAGGAGTAACTATTATAAACAAATCAGGTGCTTACATTGCTGGTGGTGGAGGCGGTGGGGGTGCTGCTGGTGTAGAGCCACAAAATACTGCTTCTGGTGGCGGTGGTGGTGCAGGTGGTGCAGAAGGAGGTTACAGAGTAGGGCCAAATTCTTTTACTGATGGTCAGGGTTCTGGATGGCCTAATTATACTACAAACGGACCTCAATATTCTCAGTTTGGTATATACGGAACAGGTAATGGAAATGGTCCAGGGCTTGGTTATGGCGGCGCACTTAATGAAAAAGGGTGGTTCGTTTTCGTATCAAACTCTCCCAGCTACGGAACTTGGTCAAAAACTTACCAGTACGGTGGTGAGGCAGGTGGCCCAGGTTATCCTTCTTCAGGAGAAGATCAAACCTCTTCATCAGGACAGGGTGGTGGTAGAATACTTCCAGGTTCCAGAACATCAGTAACAGGAACCGCTTACGGTGGTGCTGGCGGTGAAGCTGGTGCTAACAGCACAAATGGTGGTGGTGGAGGCGGTGGCTGGGGTGCCGCAGGAGGTAAAGGTATTCGTGGAGCCTATACATCTGTGCAGTGTCAAGGCGGCAACGCAGGAGCAGCTATAACAGGCACGTCAAGAACACTTAGCAATAGCGGCACAATTTATGGTGGAACATAATGGCACTACAAACTAGCGGTCCTATTAGTTTAAACGACATGCACGTAGAGGTAGGTGGCAGTAGTAATAGTTTATGTTCTGTAAATGATGCAGACATTCGTGATCTAATTAGTAGGGGTGCTAACACTTCACAAAGCTTTCTAGAGTACTATGGTAAATCAGCAGAGACATCATTACCCACTGGTGGTAGTACAATAAACGGACAGGTACAACTAAAACAAATAACAGCATCAGATTATATATCTTCTGGAGGCACACTAAGAATACCATCAAATATGTGGGTATGGTCAGATAACACATCAGTAGCTGCTCTTATAATAGACATATCATGCACAGTTATAAATGATGGTAAAATTATTGGTAAAGGTGGTAATGGTGCAAGTTATTCACAAAATCAAGCTGCTGGTGTTGGTGGTCCAGCAATTAACGTAACTGCTTCAGGTGTGTCTATCACAAACAGTTCTGGTGCTTACATCGCAGGAGGCGGTGGTGGTGGTGGTGGTAGATGGGATGGTGGTAATGCTTCAGATAGTAACGCTGGCGGTGGAGGCGGTGCTGGTGGTGGAAACGGTGGTAACGCTAGAAGCAATGGTTTTATAGGTGGTACTGGTGGCGCTCTAAATGCTAAAGGCGGTAATGAGTATCGTGTGTATGGAAACACGGTTACTTACTCTAACAGTGGCGGTGGTGCTGGTGGTGCTGGTGGCGACTTTGGTTACGGTGGTGGAGGTGGAGGTCGTCAATTACCAGGAGTAGGTGGAACACTGGGAGGTGTCTATGCATCACAATCTGTTCTATCTGGTGGTTTTGAAATGTGTGAAGGTGGATCTGGTGGTGGTGTAGGTCATGGACCTAACCCTACAGGTTACGCATACTCTGATTTAGCTGCTGGTGGAGGTGGCTGGGGTGCTGCTGGAGGTAACGGCACAATGACAAATGGCGCAGCAGGAGGGGCAGCAATAACAGGAACATCAAGATCACTAAGTAATAGTGGCACAATATACGGATCAACATAATGAGTAAATACATTTATACTGGCAAGGCATATGAAACCAAAGATGAACTTGATGCTGCAGTAACAGCTATAAAAGATACGTTAGATAATAAACCAACAACTTGGTGTGTTGTTAAACCTATGATAAATCCTCAAACAATAGAAACACAGGATGGAGATGTGATTGGTTACGACTCAGGTGACCCTTTAACTGATGAAGAAATAAATGCATTAAGTGATGCTGATAAAATCTACAATGTGTATTCAGTCAACGCTGGGGATAATTTTACAGAAGTTTCAGAAGCTGCTGTTATTGGAAAGATAAGAGCAATGCGAAAAGAATACGCTAATTGGTTACGTGTACATATATATCACGACACTGTAACTGACGCTAATATGAACGTATCAAGCGAGGATATGACGATCTATGTCTAACATCACACCAGAAGAATTAGAAGCTATGCTAGATCGTGCAGCAAAGCGTGGTGCTAAGATGGCGTTGCGTGAAGTAGGACTACATGATGACGATGCTCGTAAAGACATAACAGAAATGCGTAATTTACTAGAAGCATGGCGTGACACACGTAAAGGTGTATGGTCAACTATGGTTAAGATGTCAACAGTAGCAGTAATAACATTCATTGCCGCATCACTTTGGATGCAAATAGGGAAATAAGATATGGCTAATAAATTCGCAGGATTCACTAATGAGTCAATGGAAAAGAAGATACTCCCATCACTGGGCTACACAGGGGCAATGGATAGAGATTCCATAAATAAGTTTCTTGCAGCTAGTCCTGCAGCAGCAGCACAAATGGGTAAGTACACTATGGCAGCTAGGCAGATGGTTGAGGGTAAGCGTCTTAATAAATTTTTAGGTGGTCCTGCTTTTGGTTCACAGGAGTATAAAGACCTGACAGCAAAGACACATGCTGCTGCACTACAAAGACAGGCAGATAAAAAAACTATGGAATCGGGTGATGTAGGGCAAAGGATGGCTGTTTTACAAAGACAACAGAACGCTCCAAGCCCTGATCCATTAGCAACACAATACTCACAGAACGATGTTATTAGAGGAGTTAACTCAGGCGGTTCAGGTAGTAGTGCAGCATCAGCATCACAACCAGTAGCAATGCCTAGTACACCTAACGTTTCTGGGGGTAGTGCTACTACTAATACAACAGGTGCTGATCAGGCTACTAGTCAACAAGGCTCGTTTCAAACAACAGGCGCTATGGGTATGCCAAGTGGCGGTAACATGACTGCTCAAATAGCAGCAGACCCTACTGCTCCTACAACTGTAGCTGCTGTACAATCTAATAATAACCCAGCAGCTAATATAGCTGAGAACACTGGACAGGCAGGAACAGCTACACAAGCTGGTGTAACTACAGCAGGAACAGCAGCACAGGCAGCAGCACCTACAACAACACCTGCTGCTCAAATGACAGCAGCCCAATCACAAGGTGCTGTAGGTCAGGCTTTGCAGGGTATGGCTGGCGAACAAGGACAAGTAAGCCCAGAGTCATTAATGAATGCGGCACAAATGGACCCTAATTCTGCTGCATCTCTACAACTACAAGCAGCACAGCTAGGACAAGCACAAACAGTGCAAGCACCTACACCTTTACAGGTTACACAGGATCAACTTATA